GAAGATACTAGGGCACGATCGTTAGCAAATACAAGACCGCCACGGTTTAGGTCAGTGAGTTGACAGTGAACTACTCCACTGTTGCCCATTGCAACAGTAACGGATTGAGAAGCTGCAGTTGATTGGAAGATGTAATCAACTGAATGAATTTGAAGAGCTTGACGATCTCCAACATCAACATATGACCCAAGGTCAATAGTTGCAAAGGTTTCTGTGGTGGCTGCGGTAATAGTCACTCGCTCGGTTAACGTAAACATGCTTGTCTTTTTTGTTGCCATAATAATCACGGGGGTGGAGTGGGGTTTTCTCTGCTAGTTAAACGTCAGACTAGTTCCCCACTCCAAACTAACCTATCATAACTGGGCCTTTAAGCATTTGCAGTCCTATCTTGGCGAGCGTAGCGAGCAAATCTTCACACCACCACCTCCCGACCTCCAACCCTATGGGTAAGTACCCCCTATATTATTCTGACCTGTCAGATTTTTTCCGCATATACTAAATAACATTATTATTTAGCGTTAGATATGGCGAACCAATACTCCATAACCGTAAGCAACGGGGCTGATGCTGTCCTCAAGAAGTGCAAAGATGGAGGTGCAAAGATAAGTCAAGTAATCTCATCATGCATCGAGATGCTTGGTTATGACGCAGTTATGACCATGGCGATGAAACAACGCATTCTTACACAGCTACAGGAGGAGTCCGAATGAACTGTGAACATTTAATCTTTCAAACAGATGGAACTCGCTACGATCTAGTTTTGGTTGACGATCCGTACGGCGGAGTTATTGTCGCATGGACTTCGACTGGTTACCTTTGGCGTTGGGATGAAGGCGACAGAATGAAACCATTGAACCGAGATTCTAATCCACATGATGGAAAGAACATCTTCGCTTACTTGGAGGGAACTCTTTGATTAAGAATCACGATCGTTGGTCGAAACTTGGTGAAGAATATCTGGGCGAACACAACATTGAGTGGGCTGAACGAATGGAATCATTTCCAACAACACCAGGATCCGGACCACTAACTTTGATGAAAGCAATCATGAATGATTATTGGGCAGATGTTCAGGGCAAAACTCAGGACTGGCCAGCAGAGCATGTTGACATGGTTATGGCTAAACTTTACTGGTGCTGGGTTGCGTGGCTTGAAGCAACACATGTTGATCTTGCAGAGGACTTCGAAGGTGTTGACGAATGACTGAGTATGCTAAACCATCGATGAGTCTAAATGATGTCTTTGAATTATATGGAAATCAACCGATTCCACCATGTATTTTAATCACCTTACTGCAGTATGTAAAATTAGGAATTTTAGAAGGTGAAGAAGAATGAGTTCGATTAGATCCAAAGCCAAGCCATCAGAACATAGTCTGCAACAGTTGCTCCAGCAACCGAGACCAATGTAGCAATTGAAAGAAAGACGTTGAACTTCATCAATGATTCCAAGGATGTTTCTTTTGCTTCTTTCTTTTCTGCTCGAGCCATAAGCCACTCAGCAAATTTTGTAGTTGGGGTTTTCTTTTCTTCAATAGGACTTTCTTCTGTACTCATATTACCATGCCTCCCATTCCTACGAGTGCGGTCTCTTCGTACCGTCGTATTTCTGGAGTGTATAAATCAAGGGCTCCTGCGCCACCTGCCTCAATAGTTCTGATCGCAAATTCTGTAGCTACAATATCTGCAGCTTGGAATGCAATAACTGGTATTCTTACCATGGGATGAAATTGGGACAATACTCGAAGAGGAACTTGACTCTCTTCGAACATCTGTTCTTCAAGCCAAAGTAACTCTGGAGTCAACATATCAATCCTCATCGTATGATTGTTGAAGATCGTATGATCTCTTTAGTCGCATGAGGTATTCGAACTCTGGTTCTTCCTTGGCCTCTGCAGATAGAATTTGACGACTGCCAAGTACTTGGACAGTTTTGTTTGTACCTGCTAAACTTACGATGACCATTCGATAACTGTATACGCGGTCAGATGCTGTTGGATTCATTGAACCTAATTGGTCATCTGAAACAAGTTGCATACTTCCCCAAGCTGCAAGATCAACAGATACAACATATTCTCGTCTTCGAGCATAGACTGTCTGATCGAAAGTTAATCCAGATGTAACAGTAGATGAAACACCTGCAAAGTTTGCATTGTTGTTGAAGCTGGTTAATTCATTGGCAGTCATAGGCGAACTTGACATGATGTCAAAGATAAGACATGCATCTCCTGCAGCACCAGCGTTAATCACTGGATTGCCTAGTTGTTGAACTGTTGCTCCTTTGAAGAACAATGTCTTCTCTCTTTGGCTAAGTCCTGCTAAATCAAAATAAGTAGATGAATGAAACACACCTTGGGGAACAATTGGTTGAACCCAACTACTGGCACTATCACTGATAGAATATTGATTAGGTGCTCCACCTAATCCAATTAAAATAAATCCATGTTCTTTTGTCATTACTTTCATTTCATCGACCTCTTTCTATCTGGTGATCTCTTCCAAGACTTTGCAGCTTGTTTGAAGATCGCTGCATGTTTCTTGCGTGGATGTTTCTTCTTGAGTTGTGCCATCTTCTTCTTCATGTATTTGTTATACGCGGATGGTGCTCGCTTTACTTTCTTCGCGACTGACTTGGCCTTCTTTGCAGTAGACTTAGCCTTGCTTACTGTTTCTTTACCAGACTCGCCCAGGTCTTTTATTTCCTGTAGCAATCTGATAACTTCATCGATAGACACTGAGTCCACCTCAGTTATCTGCAGCTGTTGATTGAATTGCAATTGCCATGAAGTCTTTTGCAGTGAGAGAAACAATACTGCAGTTAACTCGAACAGTGATGTTGACTGCTTGATTTGAAGCAAGTGCAGAAGTTAGAGCTGTAATGTAGAGTTGATCGTTAACAACGAATCGACCATCATCAGAACCTTTGCCAAAGTTATCTGGGTATAGGTCTAGGTCTTTTGTCAAGAATCCATCAGTGTCAAAGTTAAGTTGACCTGAAGATACTAGGGCACGATCGTTAGCAAATACAAGACCGCCACGGTTTAGGTCAGTGAGTTGACAGTGAACTACTCCACTGTTGCCCATTGCAACAGTAACGGATTGAGAAGCTGCAGTTGAT